GGATAATATATTGTTATTGGATAACCTTCATTTTTAGCAAAGTTATGGCCCAGCGTATCCGCACCTTTTTCTCCGCCTGAAACAAAATGAGGTTCTTCTATAAAATATTTGTTTAAAACCGCTTCAACTAATTCTTTTAATGTTTTATAATCTTTGAATGTTTTTGAACCAATTAATGCAATGTATTTATTCAAATTTTCAGCTCCTAAAATTTATTTGTTTATTTGTTTATTTGTTTATTTGTTTATTTGTTTATTTGTTTATTTGTTTATTTGTTTATTTGTTTATTTGTTTATTTGTTTATTTGTTTATTTGTTTATTTATTTATTTGTTTATTTGTTTATTTGTTTATTTGTTTATTTGTTTATTTGTTTTTCTTTTCTTCCTCAACCTCTATAATAATTATATCAAATTTTTTGCAAGAAGTCAATTTTTAATTAGACCCATTTATTTTGGTATTAACTACTGTGTACGTAGTTGCATTCCCGAATTAGGAGATTATGAGAATGTATGATATAATATATATAGAATGAGAAATATAATTAAGGGGGAATATATATGAGTAAAAAATGCCCTGTTTGTAATCAGCAGTCAGAACTAGTCTATTCAAACAATCCTTTAGCCCAACCTATTTGTTACGATTGTGCTGAAGATATGATAGATTCTAACAATCTAGAACATGCTGATTTTTTCTGTAGAACGTATAATATACCTTTTAATCCAGATAAATGAATAAAAATGATAGAAAAAGATGAAGACAATGTTATTAGAAGTTATATAAAATACTATGTAGAAATAGATGAAAACCCTAAATATACAACTTCAACTAGAGATGTTTGAAAGAAAGCAAATAAAGAATGAGAAAGAACTATTACGCATTCTCAACTGTTAGAAAATATGGAAGCAGTTAAGAAAGACTTTGTAAAACGCGGAGAAGTTAAGTGAGGACCTGATTATACTTTTGAAGAATTAATTCAATTAGAGAATTTATTTTCGACAACTATTGCGGCCTTTGATATTAACAATCCGATGCAAATCGACTCAATTAAAAAAGTTTGTAAGCTTTCAGTAATGATTGACAAATCTGTGCAAGAGAAAAATATTAAAAAAATTAAAGACCTTTCTGAGTCTTATAATAAATTTATTAAAACAGCTAAAATCGATGAAATGATTGAGTCTTCACAAGGAGATGTTTTAAGAACTGTTGCTGATTTGGCAAACTATATAGAAAAAGAAGGTTTTGAATTTGAATATTATGATAATTACGAAAGAGATGTAGTTGATACTACAATTAATGATATTAAAGAGTATTTAAGAACATTGGTGTTAGAGTCAACTGGTCTTGAACAAACTCTTGAAACAATTAAAAGAGGTTACGAGAAAAAGAAGCACGATGACGCAAATGAAAAGGCTACTGAGGAATTTTCTCTTGAGGATGCTTATTCACAAGCTAAAGAAGATTTTAATGAGGAAATAGACAACGAGTTAGACAGTGAAGGCATCACTGATGAAGACCTTGAGTAAAAGTATATCAGAAGTAAATGAAATGCCTATTGAAATTAATGATTATATTGAGTTCTTAAATGATACGGATGAAACTAGAGATAAAATGGTAACTAAAAACCGTATTGATAAAAATATGGACAAATGAGTTGAAACAATTAATATGTTTCTAGTCTATCCAGATAAATTAGTTGATATGATGGTTGCTGAAGAATCTACTTTTAATTTATTCTTTGCACAAAGAATAACATTAAGAGCAATGGCAAGACATAGACAGTCTTTTCACACTTATTCACGTGGTTTTTCAAAATCATTCCTCGCTTTTTTATCAAGATATATATTTACAATGTTAACACCAAGACATAGATCGTTTATTGTTGCAGGCAGTAAAAAACAGGCCGCACAGATTGCTAAAGAAAAAGTTGAAGGTGATTTATGGGTTAAGTTCCCGCTATTGGAAAATGAAATGCAAAAAACACGTAGAGGCGGACAAGTTAAAAACGCTTATGTGCTAGGCGGTGACTATGCTGAATTTAGATTTACGCATGGTGGGGTATTCGACGTTGTAGGTTCAGGATCTGGTGTTCGTGGTGGACGTAGACACTCAGGTATTTTTGAAGAGGTTATTGACCACGATCCAAGAGAAATTAATGAGCGTATTATTCCGCTAATGAATAAAGAAAGAGAAACTCATTTCGGAAAAATTAATCCAAATGAGCCTCATAGTAGTAAAATATTCGTCACAACTGCTGGTTATCAAGGAACATTCGCTTATGAAAAATTATTGGAAACTGTATGTTATTCGGTTATTGATCCCGATAAATATATGGTATTAGGCAGCTCTTATGAAATACCACTAAGACATGGCCTGCTTGATGCTCAACAAATGAGAGAAAATATATCATCTCCAAGTTTTGATGATGACTCAATTGATAGAGAGTATCGTTCTAAATGAAGTGGTTCACCAGTAGGAGCAGCATTTACAACTAATAGAATTGAAGATTTAAGAAAAGTTATTAGAGCTGAAAGAAAAGCCAGAAGCAGAGATGACGGTTCGTTTTATGTGGTTAGCGCCGATATGGCGAAAGATGGTTCAGCAAATACAGCTGTAGTAGTATATAGAGTTTTACCAAAAGACTATTCATTTGTTTACACAACCGTAAACATGTTTGAAGTAAAAAGTACAAATTATGAGCAAGTATCATTAGAATTGAAAAAAGCAATTGAAGATTATAATGTTAGAATTTTCATTTATGATGCTAACGGTATTGGCGCCGCACTTAGGGATTGGCTTAATAAAGACCAATTTGACGAAACTTCAAATCAAGTTATTCCGGCTTTAGGAATTATAAACCCTCCTGAAAGTTCTAAAAGTGATATTAAGAAAACCAAGAAAGATAGAGAGTTATGTTATGAAATTAAAGCAAGCGGGCAAACTGCTGGTAATATTCATAAAATATTCTTTTCTAAAATTGGTTCAGGCAGTGTAAGGTTTTTAATTAAAAGCGCAGCTGCAGTTGAAAAATATCAACAATACAAAAATTTCTTATCTGCTTCTTCTGCTAAGAAGAAACAGAAGTTAAAACCATACTTTGTTATGGATAAACTACAAGAAGAAATGAGAAACTTAGATGTAGTTGATGTTAGCGATAATGTAAATCCAAACCAGTTAAAAGTAAAAAGAAGAAGTAGTAAAATACAAAAAGACTTCTTTTCCGCAGCTGAATATGGAATTTATGCAGTTCATAATTATATAGAAGTACCTTATTATACTAAAAAACAAAGAAAGAAACGAAATGTAGCAGATTACATAATGCATTCTAACTAGGAGGTGAAGTAATGGCAGATGAAATTAAAAATGAAACTTCACATCACATAGAGAGAAAAGTTGGAAGTTTTAGAAATTATTCTAAGAAAATGAATAAAGTTTATTCCGGAGAAAGAAGATTAGGGAATAAAATGGAACATACAACAGTTAGTAGAAGATATTTTAATATAAATACTAAAAATGATTTAGAAAAACTCCTGGAAAGGGCATATACAAATTCTGTAGATGCGGCTGATGTATCATCTACACTTGCTAGTTTAGACGCAAACTATAGTAAGATTATCTCATATTTTGCGAATATGTTTTATACTAGATATACTGTTTTACCAATTTTACTAGACAAGACGAAAGATTTGCAAAGTGAAGAATATATGGAAAAATATAACAATATGATAGAGTCAGTTGACGGAATGAATTTAGAAAGTTTAGTCCCTGAGATTTTAAAGGAATTATTTATTAAAGGTTCTGTTTATTTTTACGGACAGAAAACCACTTCTAGTAACACAGTTTCAGTATTGATTTTACCAAATGAATATTGTAGAACCATTTATAAAACAAATCAAGGTACAAAAGCTATTGAATTTGATACATCATATTTTGATCAATTTATGAAAGAAGATAGAGAAAAAGTCTTTGGAATATTTCCAAAAGAATTTAAAAAAATATTCGATGAAAATGTGGCAGATAGAGCAACAAATAGGTGAATGCCTTTAGAACCTCGCCATGCAAGTTCTTTATATGTAAATGACGCAGAAATGCCGCCATTTTTAAAAGCATTAGAGGGAATACTTGAATATGAAGGTTTTAGAGCAAATGAATTAAAACGCAGTGATAATAAATTGAAAAGCATTTTAATTCATAGAATCCCAATTTATGAAGATATGCCAATATTTGAAGTTGAAGAGGTAGCGTCTATTCAAGAGGCTATTAACAAAATCACCAAGAGACATGATGGCTTAGAAACAATTACAACATTTGGCGAGTCTGAGCTAATAAGATTACAGGAAGAAAGCTCTGTAGAAAACAAACAAATAGGACAATCGTATAATACTTTATTTAATTCAGCTGGTTTAAACTCAACAATTTTTACAGGCGAAAG